CAGCACCTTGGATATTTCCTGTGTTTGAGTTATCAACAACGTGGAAATTATTGTCAAACATATTCTGAAACTTACCAATGTTCTTTTGAACATCTTTCCACATAGTTTCAACTTGCTTTTCAGGTAGAGTTCTTTCTCTCTTCTGATTGCGTGATTGTGCAGTGTCTAGGTCAGTATTGACAAAAATCATTGCAACTTCATACCCTAGTTTCTTTAGAGCAGTCGCTTGCCTTTGAATCTTACCGAAGTCTTTACCAGTACCATCAATGACCAGACCTAATCGTCCATTCATGTAGCCTACTTGCTTGTTACCAGTAATCGCCTTTGCTTTTCCTCGGATTGCTTGTCCCTTATCAGAGAATATATCCTTGGGGGTGGGTTCTAGTCCTGCTTTTTTCAACAGATGCTCAAACGTATCATCAGAGTTTACTAATTTCAACCCGAATGAAGTCAGAGCCGTCTGCCCTACGACAAATGATTTACCAGAACCTGGTCCGCCAGCGAGAAAAACTGCCTTGAATATAGAAGGATCGTTGATGCCTTCTTCAAGTTGTACTGTATCTTTGAATGTTTGCATAAAGCTATTTATACGTTTTCTAGTCTGCTCATCAAACGTTCAGCACGGTTAGTCACTTGCTTGTGCCAGTTGCTATCTCTGCCTTCTACAGCAGCAGTAGCCCAGTCACCCTCGGCAATAGCAGCATTCATTTTCTTGAATTTGCTAAGTCTTGGACGACCCATGTTAAACATCATGTTAACCAGGATCTGTTGGACCTCATCTGGATACTCTCCAAAGCTCCCGTCGCCGTATAGATGCTCACACTCGGAGATGGAAGTATCAAGGTCTCGTTGAAAACATGCCCTGACTCTTTCCTCGTCAATTGGAGTTCCAACTGCCCCTCCGAATTCCTCGTCACTCTCTGTGATAAGATGACCGACTCCAAAGGTTGGATAGCCGAGGTGGTCGTTATAGATGACATATTCTACCCCTTCGTCAATTTTTAGTTGTTCAAATACTGCGTCCCGATTCATGGGTTTGCTCCTGTAAAAATTTGCTGAATGATTGATATCTAGAGTCGCCTTCTTTTAATTGCATACCCTGTCGTACAGCGTTGAACATTTTCTTTGCCGCAGCGTCACGCGCTCTGGGATTAAGGCCCTTCTTAAAATTTGTGTAATCGTTTTCTGATGCATATTGACGCATCTTAGTCCCACTGATACCCGCTACACCTTCAGCATCTGGGTCTCTTTCTCCAGCTGTGACTACTTTGATTTCTTTAAAGTTGTAGTCTTTGCCATTGTACCTATCTATGAGTCTCTGGAACTCTAACACTCTGTCAGAGCCAGCGATCATTATAACATGCGTGTAACCTTCCTTATCCATCTTCTTCAGATGTGCCATAAAATGAGGTTGCGCCTTAGAGGACGCCTCGAATTTTACGTTTGTATGTATTGACTTTAAGTAGTCAATCTTCTGTTGTGCAGTGAGAGGATTCTTGTGCTTGTCTTGTGAGTGGCTTACTATGACTCTATGGTCAGCGCGGCGTTTCTGTGCCTCACTCACAACCTTATCAACAAGTTTGCTGTGTCCTGTCGTAGGCGGGTTCAGTCGCCCGAATGCGAATACTATCTGCTTCATCTATCCCACGCCTTAATTGCAGTAAAGTTGTTAAAACTAAATTCCATACGATCAACAAGTTTAACGGCTGACCCTGAGATTCTATCGATAGCGACATACCCTTCAGGAGCAGTTACCTTGAACCCATTTGCAGTTCTGATAAACGTACCTGCAAGTTGTTTTACCTGATTCAATTTATTTGTGATCATTTCCTTTGCCGCAACAACCGCTATTTGAAATTCAGTCACTGCAACAAGTAACGGCTGTAGCCGCTTCAATTCGTTCAGCATTGCATCTTTTTTCTGTGTGAGCGCATCCTTAGATGATTGCTGTTTTAGCTTACCTATCTCTAAATCATACTTAGTTTCTACCCATGTCAGATATTCGCTTGCATGTGATTTAGAATTTGTAACTTGCTGTTGTTTGCGCACTTTAGAGTTCTGATATGTTTTGTAGCCTGCACCGATCATTTTACCGGTCATACTATCTTGCAGAGAATTAAAGTTCTTTAATTGTGCTGCGTTCACACCGCGCAATTTAGTTCCTATGGTAGAAATCAATGCAGTGATCGCAGTGGTCTCCGCCTTAGTAAACGTAGCAGTACCTGATTCATCTTTGTAGGTAGCATCGTCCATCCATACAGATGAAGACTTCCTGAGACCTTTGATGTTAGCACCAAAAGATGCTGTCATGTCTTGCAGCGAGTTGCCTGAGTACGATGTATGCCATACGATACCTATCTTGCTTTGTTTAATTTTTACGTCCAGTGGCGTCCCTACTGGGACTGCATAGACAATTGCATTAGGTTGGAAAGTAGTGTATCGTTGCCCGTCTATCGTGTCAGATTCCAAGTCGCTTGAAGTAAACATCAAGTCGCCTTGCAATACGTTTTTGATCCCTAGCTTGCTAAACTCAGCTAATGCTATTTTAAACTTAGGCTTGAGTGAAACGGGTAGCTTAGGATCAGAGTCTATCTCCTTGTTGCTTTTATATAGCAGTGGAGTCTTATTGAATACAGATTTCTTAGCGACAAAAAACTTTCCGTCGGAAGGATCTGTGCCAGCAAATATTGCGGGTGCGCCATCCCATTTTACTGTCATGTTGACAGAGGATCGAGAAGATCCTGCAAGCATGTCGCGTAGTGAACGTAAAAAGTTTACAGCCGATCTCGCACCAACGATACCAAAGTTTAAGATATCATCTTCTAGGTGCTCTAGGTGTAAATTTTTGCCTTGTGCATCTTCTGTGATGTATGTGCTGAGTGATTTCATGTTATTATTTATAACGATCTCAGTTTCGCAATTATCATATCTGCAATCAGTTTATGCCCTTTCTCATTCGGGTGATTGTCGCCTTGTATGAAATATTCATGCTGCACAGTCTGCATTGTATTCTTATCATGGACTCTTAGATTATCGTCCCACACTTCTATGCCGAGCAGCAAATGAGTTAGGCTTTTTTTGCGATCTAAAAACACTGAATCAGGTATATCGAAGAAAGGTGCAAGCTCTAGGTTGCCATAGTTATGCGCCAAGACAAGTTTCATTCCTTTGTCTTTAGCTAGATTTATCAGAGTGTAGATGAACAGTGAGTGATGATAGATATACCATTCTCTATAGCTGTGTATTTCGAGAATCGGAAGTTGTTCAGGGCAGCCGTTAAAAATGCTTGAGGTATTATAATCGTGTTGAATATTGTACCAACGAGTGTCGGGAGGTATGATTACTACTAATGAGTCACCTTCTTTAAATTCGGGGCTTTGTTGCAATACATCTGATGTCACATGCCCCATTGAAGATGCAGCCATACCTTTGTTGATGACTTCACCCTCAAAATGATCTGAGAATCTTTTTTCTTTTTCTTTTAGACCGTATCCTTCAGCCCAGCTATCTCCAAATACCCATATCATTCATCCACTTCCTTTTTCTTTCTTGGTAGCTTCTTTTTACCTTTCTCATACAGGTTAAGCTCTCTGTCTAAATGCTTAATCTTTATCGCCATTTCTAGCTGCTCGGCAGACATCTTGTTAATTCGATCATTGTACTCTTGATCCTGAACTTCCCACGTTTTTTGCTGTCGTGCAAGTTCTTCGTATGATTCAGTCAGTTCAGCATTTTTCTCTGCCAACATCCCTACACGTTGCACATATAAGCCGTATAATTCAGCATAGCCCGCCATCAAAAACTCACGGATTGTACGCAAGCGAATCAATTCTTTCTCTTCATTCTCTATCATATTAATTTTTCCCATTCAAAATCAATGAACGATTTAGTTTCCCACTGGCTGCGAGTCTCATTGCGCGTACCAATTACACTATTTAGCACTGCCAATTCGTCTTTGTAAATTCTAGGATGATACATGATCATGTTTTCATTGTCATATGTTGGCTTATCCACATCGTTGGTCATTACACTCTTTCTTCTGCCACGTTTGTCAATGAGTATATTTGGCAGCAGAGTCTTCACCATATAGGTGTTAAGTTTTTCAAGAAACATTTTGTCGCCGTAGTGCATCCCTGAGTACTCCTCATCATATCCGTATGATTCTAAGAAGTCTTTACGTCTGATACAAAAATCGTTGATTGATTCTTCACATCTACCTATGTAGTCCTGCTTAAAGTTTCTCCAGAAGGTGAAGTACTGTTTCAGCATCGAGGTCTGGGCTGCTTTGAATAATTCGTATGCAACGCCTTTATCCATGTACATATCGATGTCAGTAAAATAGCACCACAGAGTTTTAGATTCCTGTGCAGCTAGATTCCTACAGCCATGTGAGTTGAATCCGATGTCTTCTTTTACACGATATAGGGATACAGGTAAATCGTCAGCATAGGGTCTAACGATTGGTTCGGCGGGATATTGCATTGAGCCATCATCAACAATTAACAGAGAGGTGAAATGATCCTTATCAAAATTCTCTAGTAGTTCTTCTAAAAATTCTGGCTCGTTATAATATGTTGTGATGTAGGTAATGCCTGACCTCACCCAGTAGGACCCCCAGTATCACGGTTCACTTTCTGAACAATGTCACGCACCTTAACAGACGTTGCATCTTTCTTTCCGTGAGTGCTTGCTAATGCGCTGTTAGGATTTGAGTCTGAGATTTTAGACAAGACTTCCTTGAAGCCGTTGTCAGTCTTAGTTCGATCACCCGTGCCATGTATGGTAGATGGTGCACCTGATAGAAATCTTTCTATGTTAGGATTTTCGTCGAGATATTCCACTGATGTTTGCCAGGACATTAGTGCGTCCCATTCTTCACCTGTGTCTTTGTCTCTAAACGAGTATGTTGGCATTCACGTTCTCCATTGATTATCATTTATATATAACGCCGTAGCGAATAGATTGTTATCATTGATATCATAGCTTGTGTCATAGCTTGTGGGAAACATCCCGTATGTATGAGACAGTGTAGCCGCATGACTTAGATCTTTCGGTAAGCATTTGCCTCCAAACCCTGACTTGCCATCAGGACCTGGTACGTCCCAGTGAGAGTTTGCGAGTACAGGATCGTCTGTCAGCATCTCAGATAAGTCGCTGTAGTTCACCCCTGTTACCTCGCATGCCTCGCTCAGTTGATTTGCAACAGCCACAGTCATAGCAAGTGCAGTATTTCTAGCGACCTTATACATGCAAGCAAGCTCACTATCGACAAACAAGATGCGTTTACCTGTATGCAATGCATTCATTAAATTGACTATTCGGCGGCTTGCAGCGCCTTCAGGAATCGGCAACCAGGGCGCAACGGCTGGTGCTTCAGCACCAAAGATTAGTGGGAGCGCAGGATCATCAACATCTGACTTCCAAGAGCTTTCACGCAAAAACTCAGGCATGAAAATTGTTCTCTCAGGAAATCGATAGACATGGTCAGGGCCAAGAGTAGACCGGATGACAGGCACACAAGTGTTAGGAAGTATAAGGGCTTCCTGAACGGCAACACTTGCGTCTAAGGCGCCTGTCTCCGGATTAGTCGGAGTAGGAACACATACGAATGCAAACTCGATCTCATCCCATACAGGATCGTCCAGCTCAATCGAGTACCCTAGTAAAGGGTCATGAATAAAAATTTCACTGTCGCCTCGTTGCAACAGGTATTCTGTTGCCTTTCCGACGAAGCCGTAACCTATAATTGCTACTTTCATAATGTATTCCTAGAAAAAGATGGTGCCCACACACGGGTTCGAACCGCGGACCTGATGCTTACAAGGCAACTGCTCTACCAACTGAGCTATGCGGGCAAAAGGACCAGTGTTACCACCAGACCTCTTTGACTTTTTTATCGCTTTTGACAACAAGAACTGGCTTGTCTAGCGCGATGTTATTTATACGCCGATAATAGATTTTATCCATATCAGAGAATTTTACGCCGTCAAAATCAGACTTCAGATTTAAGACGGCGAAGTTACCCTTAGCTTGGTTCATTTATTGCTGGAGCCTCTTCAGTTTGAGTTGGAGCAGAGACCACGGTCACTGCCGGTGTACGAGGACGAACACTAGTTACTCCACGATACGCAACACGGCTAACCGCCTCACGCTCTTCCGGAGTCTGCGGAAGTCCTTGTTCTAACATCCACGCAGCAGCTTGAATGCGCGTCATGGGTGATGGGAGTGCAACAAAGTTGACACCTGTGTTGCTCTTTAGCTTTTTGATACGACCTACAAGATCGTTGCCGAAACGTGCCTTAGTGACACCTTTTTCAGTTACTGACAAGCCTGCGACTGTGAATGTTTGATTTGACATAATGTTTTACTCTCAATTGTTTAATATAGTATATTATAAGCGATTTTGGTGATTAAAGCAACCTTTTTTTCACCCGTTTTTAGAACCTTTTGTTATAAGAATCTGACCCGTTATACTCAATATAATCGATCAATCCTCTCCCAAATAACGACAGGGTGTACTCGGAATGACTACCTGTAACGATAGCGGCGCCTTCTTCATCACCGAAGAAGTCCAGGATCTCTTGTATAGATACAAATTTGACATTATAGCCCTTGCTATTAC